AAGGGGAAGTATTTCTAGTATTTTCCGTTTCAGCTAGTCTTCTATTAACAAACTGGGAGGACTTATCGTAATGCATGATGTTTCTCATATCATTTATGTATTGCTGTAAGTACTCCTTTTTTAGTACGTATATAGTTCTCTTCTCTTCGTTCAATCCTACTTCATATTCATAGTTTGATATTCCTATTACTGGTGGGGGATTTATATCTGCATATGTTGCTGAGTCTGGATTTATCATTGTGAATGTAGCATCCACAACCTTACCAGCAGGAAGTATTACTTTACTATTAGCGTCTTTAACTTCTGTCGTTTGATAGTGATGGATATTATTCAAGTCAGTTATTCCATATTTGTTTTCGGCAAATCTATAGATGTCTCTTGATGACAGAGGCCACTCATTATGTACATTAATAATTCCAGCAGTTAATAATACAACCCAATCTAATTCCGAATTACCATACAATTCTTCTGCTACTGTATCAGGTCTAGAACCATCAGAAATTTCATACTTGTTGAAGATAGTAAAAATATTTTTTAAATCATCACGAAGTTTAACTCTTCTAAAAAGATTCTTAACTCTTACGTATGAACGTGAAGAGTTTTTTGTTTTTAATGGGGACTGATAGTTTAAATCAGGTAGTTCTCTAAAGTATGACATTAGTATCCAACTCCTCTTAATCCTTCTCCTTCATCATAATGCTCAGTATATATTGGATTAAGTTCCATAAAGTTTAGAGTCATTTGCATAATAGTTGGTGTTCCATCATGGAATGTAGAGTAAGTTCCTGATTGGGTATAGTTCATTGTCATTGCTTTTAATGCCATTGGTTTCATAACATTTAAGAATGGATGAGGTGATCCACCTTTTTTATATTCAAGCATAAAGATATCTGGTGCTTTGATAAAGAAACCACCACCACTATCACCTTTTGGTGCTGAGTGTTTTTTCATTGTCCTTATGATTTCTTTTACCTGTTGTGCTTCACTCATACTTCTTGGTGCAAAAGTAAAATCAAAATTAAATTCTCTAATCTCTGGTCCTTGGAATAGAACTTCCATATTAGGATTTAATACTTGTCCAGTTGCTCTAGACATTAAATCTGGAGCACCCACTGCAGATCCAGCAAGTTTAGCAAGGATTGCTTGTCTTAAGTTGTCATCTATTGTTCCAAACCCTTTCATATCTTTCATACTTTGCAATAATGCACCTGGATTTGTCATTCCAGTCATAGCAAGATTAGCACCTATTGCTTTTAAGGGATCTAATGAACTTGAATTCCAATTGATCATATTGGAATCACCTATGTTCTGAGGAATAGGTAAGTAAATATATGCTAAAGGTTTTTGTTTTCTTGCTCTAGAAGTTGCAGTTTCCATTCTTGATGAACTTCCTAAAGCACCCATAAAAGTATTATTATTTCTTGTTTCAGCTTGTTGTGTGGTTTCTCCTGATAATTTACCTTCCTTTACTCCTGCTCCTTGTGATTGGGAACTTTTCATCTGATCATTTAATTTTGTATTGACAGTATACTCAACAATTTTTATCTCTAGGTAATCAGTACTACTTTCAATTCTATTATTAGGATACCTTAAACTAATAGGTGGACTGCTATTTTTAACACCACCACTTGGGTTTTTTTCTTTTGCTATTGTAGTATTATTATTATTTACCTCATTAATATTAGATACTTCTCCAGTTTCTCCTGATTTTGAATTTCCTGCAGGTAATCCTTTTGCTTGCTTTACAGCCTGTGCTACTCCTAAGTTTCCGAAACCCATTATCGACCTTATTTTAAAATATTTTAACTATTTAGACGGAAATTAGCAAAGGGTATTGAATCTAATTGATTTAGTTCACTATCATCCACTTCATAAAGTTGTCCTGCCACCTCATTCCATGTATAATTCCTATGTTCATTCCAATGAAAGTTAATTCCACGGAAACCCCATGAGAAAATATCAGTCACTGCAACTAAAGGATTTTCATCGTAACGTATGTTAGGAGTCTTGGGAGTGTACACAAAAAAATAAAACTTTCCTACATCAGGAACAGGTGTGACGGTATCATTACATGCCTCCATTAATTCCATCATCAAATCAGATGAACCTTTACCTGCCATATTATCCGTAACTTCTTGAATGCGACTCATTTAATTCCTAGTTCTTTTTCTGTTAGTACTTTAAACTCAAATCCTCTATCAATACACCATTCGTTTGCTGCTTTCCATTTTGCCTGATTCTTAGCATACTCAAATGCTTCACGTAAATATCCTTTAGTTTGACGTTTAGGTTTTGCTGGTGGTGCAGTTTGACGTTTGGGTTTTACTTCAATAATATACTTTTTAATTTTCCCATTACTTTCTTTTGCTTTAATATAAAAGTCTGGGAAGTATCTATGAGGACGATTATCAACTGGAGATCGATACCAGACATACATTTCTTCACTTCCCCATTCGAGGATATTGGTATTACTATCACAATATTTCATGAATTTCAGTTCCCAAAGAGAACGGTAAATAACCTTAGTTGGATCTCCTTTATACTTATAGGGGCATCTCACTTTATACTTACCTTTATAGGACATAAATAAATACAATTATAATAGTAAATATTTAGAGTGGTACAACCTCGTAGAATATCAGATTTTAAACCAACACTATCAAAATTAGCTGGGACATCCCATTATCAAGTTATTTTTGGTGGATTGCCGTCTGCATTGAGACAACATCTTAATGTAAGAGGTGTTGGGTATAGATTTATTGGAGAAACAGCAGGATTGCTTTGTAATAATATATCTCTTCCTGGTAGTGCTAATGCAACAACCATGATTGATGGTAACTATATGGGTATTCAGGAGAAGATGGCTCATAGTAGAGTATTCACTGAACTTAATGCAGAATTTATGGTTGATAGTGAATATAAAACTATCAAATTCTTTGAGCATTGGATAGAATATATGGCAAGTGGTTCAGGTGAGGATCAATCAAGAGATGGATATTATATTAGAATGATGTACCCTGAAGAATACAAATCAAACCAAACAAAGATAATTAAATTCGATAGAGATTATAATCAGGAACTAGAATATACTTTTTATGGACTATTCCCTAGAGCATTGAATGACATCTCTGTCTCGTATGATCAGACAGATATTTTAAGAGCATCAGTCACATTTTCTATTGATAGATATATTTGTGGAAGGAACACTAGTTTCTCATTGTATAGAGGTAACTCTCACAATAAAAAACTTACTAATAGTCAAGTTAACATACCAAATATTAATACTGGTGGAGTGGTTGCACCAGGTCCAATATAAACCAAAATCAACTTTTTATTCCATATATAGCGGAAAAAAAACTCCGACATTTTTTTGAACCACAGGATTTTCAGAAAAGTGCTATAAATACTAATACTGAAGTGCTACACACATTATGCCTTTACCAAAAATTACCGCACCAACATATGAGTTGGTATTACCTTCATCTGACAGAAAAGTTAGATATAGACCTTTTTTAGTAAAAGAGGAAAAACTCCTTATTATCGCAATGGAGAGTGAGGATACGAAACAGATAACTGAAGCAGTTAAGAATGTTCTTAAAAATTGCATATTAACAAGAGGTATTAAAGTAGAAAAACTTGCTACTTTTGATATTGAATATCTGTTTTTGAATATTAGAGGTAAATCGGTTGGTGAAGATGTTGAAGTTATGATTACATGTCCTGATGATGGTGAAACTCAAGTTCCTGCTCTTATTAATTTGGATGAAATCAAGGTAATTACCTCTGATGATCATACTACTGACATTAAAGTAGATGAGACATTATCTATTAGGATGAAATATCCGTCTATGGATGAATTTATTAAAAATAATTTTGATGCTTCTGATATGGATATTGATGATACATTTAAGTTAATTGCTTCTTGTATTGAACAGGTATATTCTGAAGAGGAATCTTGGAGTGCATCTGATTGTACTAATAAGGAATTAGTTGATTTTATTGATCAGTTAGGATCAAAGCAATTCAAGGAAGTTGAGAACTTTTTTGCAACCATGCCTAAATTATCTCATACTCTTAAAGTTGTAAATCCTAAGACTAAAGTTGAAAATGAAATTTTACTGGAGGGATTACAAAGTTTTTTCGGGTAGGTATGGCTCATGAAAACCTAGAGTCATACTATAAGGTAAACTTTGCCTTGATGCAACATCATAAATATAGCTTAACAGAGCTAGAAAATATGA